TAATATGTGTATAATAATTTAATAATTCACAAAATTTAGATTTTAATAATAAACTATAATATTTGTAATTTAGTTTATTTTTAACTTCTAGTCTATTTAGACTATCTTTTTCATTTGTATAAAATAAGTTTTCTTTTGTTCTATATTTATTATATTTAATAAAGTTGTGTTGAATAAAATCTAAATGGCCAAATATTTTAGAAGTCAACATTTTATTAACAGCATTATATGATATTAAATACGCAGCAGTGCTTCCACAAGCAATATGTGTGCTATACGTATCTTTTGTTGGTAAAATACAATCACTATGTAGTTGAATAAAATCCCAATTACTATCTAAAAGTTGAATTTCATATAGAGACATATTAAGATATTCGTAAAATTCTTCTTTATTATATAATGGAAAAGCGTCATCTTCCATAATGAGAAAAAATGGCATTGGAGCATTGGTTTTTTCATTATACTTAGACTTTATGTATTTACAACACAATATATGACTTAAAGCACAACCAATTACAGATTTGGGGGCAAAATTTTTGGCATAGTTTGAAATATGTTGCTTGTATTCGGGTTTTTCATGCTCATTTTTTAATGCGTTAATTCCGCTAAATCTCTCAACTTGTAAACCAATATTTAATAAATATGGTAATTGTTTAACATAATTACTTTTATAATCATCCAAATTTATTACATATGTTTTTAAATTACTATAATCAGAGTTTATAGGATACTTATTAATCATTGTTAATAATAATAATAGTATTACTATTATTAATTAAATAATTTTAAACTAATAAATTTTAAATAATATATTATAATTATTTAAAATTTATTATTTATTATAATATATTCAAATAGTATAATAATTAATGGTTCTTATGTATACTATTGCTGTAACAAAAGACAAAACAACTATTTATAAGAAAGTGCCGTATGATTGTTTGTCGTATAAACAAAAAATGCACAAAGGAATTCTTAAATTAAATATAAAAAAACCTCTTGTAATAGTAAAAATTAATAAATTAGAAAATGTAGAGTTTAAAAGTGATGAATAAAAAGTAATGAATAAAAATGGAATTATATATATTTTATATATTTTATATATTTTATATATTTTATATATTTTATATATATAAAATATATATGAGTTATAAAGGCGGAAGTGTTTTATTTAGGAATTCTGTAGCCACGCCACAAGAAATGGAACAACAAATATTACAAATATTAGCACTTACAACAGGCATCGAAGTAGTTGCAGAACAAGAGAACAATAATAGTGTAATATATAAACTAACTTTTGCTGAAAATATAGGTAATTATTTATTAGGTTTACCATTAAATGCTCCGCGAGATGTTCCTACATATGTTCCACCAAGAGTGTTAATAATAAAATATACCTATGATAGGATTGATAATGAAGATTTTCGTATAGAAGCACGAACTCATTTTGAGATTGCTTCTGCTGATAAGAGAGAAAACGTATTTCCAATAAGTCCCAGTTATATTTTTTCACAAATTATACAACAATCCGATCAACCGTTTACTACTATAGGGGGCGCATTTTCTCAATTATTAACCACGCACAATTTAAAGGATAGACTCGAAACCTATTTAAATAGACTTCTTCCGAGAGATAGAACTCACTATAAACAAACAATAATAATTATGGAAATGATTGATGGAATAACATTATATAATGGATTGCGTCAATTGCCGCAAAATTTAGCAATAGTTAATCCCCAATTATTCCCTTTTGTAATAAATAGAACCTTTTTGAAAAATTTTTATACATTTTATTTATTAACATTATTAGCTGAAAAAGGATTTTCTCACGGAGATCCACATTCAGGAAATATTATGCTTGTTTCAACTACTGGCAATCCATTTTTTTTAAATGCGTTTGGAAATTTATTAACACAACATGGATTAAATGTAGTTCCATACATAATTGATTTTGGTAGAGCAGCACCTCTTTATAAATTAGATTTTGAACCATTTACTCATGCACAATTAAGTAATGCCGACTTTAAAAGAGATGCCGCATTTTATATTCAAGTATATAACAGTGTGGTCCCATTACTTGGAGCTCACACTATTGAAGATATTGTATTGGACTTAATAAGAAATCAACATTTGTATGTTCAAGCAATATTGATACTTACTATGTGTAGGTATAAACATCCTTCAATGTTTCAAATAGCACAAAGAGAAAATTCTTCACTTTATGATAGTTTTTTTTATATGACTGCTGCAAACGCACACGCATTAAATATATTAATAAGAGAAGCAATTACTGATAGAGCAACACTAGAACAGCAACATATTACACATATTACACGACCCTCGACAACAGCAAATGGTGGAAAATATCGATCTAAAAAAATCAGAACTAAAAATTATAATAAATTACATAAAAAGAAAATACATCGACTAAAGAAAATAAAAACTAGAAAAAATAAAAAATAACAATAACAATAACAATAAAAATAACAAGTATTCACGCTTGTATTTGTAAAAGTGTTAATAAATTAGTTAATGATTTTGATTTTGAAAGCATGCTATCTTTATTTTTTTTGCTCTTAATTTATGTATAAACCAAGTATGTGGATTATTCATTTTGGGATCAATTTGTAAATTTAATTGAATAACTTGTGAGCGACAATGATTACTACAACACATACAATCAAAGCCAAAATATAAACTACTATATTCAGGTATATTTTTATTACAAAAATCACAAGTAAATACCATACTATTTTCAATATATATAAAAATTTTATAAAAATTTTATAATATTTTTATAATATTTTTAATTATTATTAAACTATTGTCATATATTATATATGACTCTTGAAGGTGGTGCTGTTTTATTTACAGATGAAGTTTTAAAAGATGAAAACAATATAAGAAAAATAATATATAGAATTTTAAAAGATACAGGCACATCTATTGAAATTATTGCTCTAAATGATACAAGAACGCGAGGAAAAGATTTTTCGTGTATATTTAAGATCAAATTTAATAAAAAATTTGACACCTACTTTAAAAATATTAGTAATTCATTATATACTATTAAGGCACCCAGAGTGTTAATAATTAAACTTTTAATAGGCTATCCGTATAGTGAGGTAGAAAATGAAATGACTATTCATAAAACACTTGGATCACAAACTACTATGTTGCCAATATGTCCCAGTTTTCTTTTTCATCAAGAAATAAATAATGATGAAATGATGACTACTATTGGAGCAGCATTTTATGATTTATTGAAATTAAAAGCAAGTAACGAAGAGTATACTGAGTTTTGTGATTTTATTAAAAATAAAGATCCTAAAACCAGTAAGCAAGTTCAAAACATATTTGTTATGGAATTTATTGAATGTACTAGCTATATAGATTTTTATGAAAATACTCTTAAAAATAATACTGGTAAAAAACTTAGTAAAAAATCTTTCTATAAATATACAATACTTGATGAGTCAATAGAATTAAGTTGTGCTAGTAAAAGTGAAGAATTACAAAATTTTTTTACATATTATATGGCATCATTATTAGCAATAAAAGGATTTCATCATTCAGATATTCATAGTGATAATATAATGATATGTTCTAATATAGAAGAAAGAAAGTCAGAACAACAAGAGGACCAATTAAATACAGAACGCACAACTATATTTCCATTTGTAATTGACTTTGGAAGAGCAGGAAGGATTAATCAAGAAGAACTAATATTTAGAGAGTTACATTTGAGCGGCAATGGAAGAAAAAAATTAAAACTTGATGATCTTAGTGTAGAACCTTATTTTGATAGGGAGCAGTATTTAAGACCAATATATTTAAATGCTGTAAAAAATAAAACTAATATTGTAGACTATGTTAATAGACTATTAACAGAAGAAAATTATGTTGATGCTGTATTAACAATTAGTATGTGTATAAATCCAAAATCAGGTATGTATCCTTCGTTATTTCAAGGATTTTATGATTTTAAGCATCAACCATATGCCGATTTATATTTTATAAATGAAGCAAGAAAAATTAAATATAATAGTATAATAAGTCAACTTATACAAAAGAGAAATTTATTAGAAAAACAATTACCAGAAGAAAGAGAGCAACAAATTATAAGAGATTCAATCGAACTTAGTCATATAGATCCTCCTTATTCAGGATTAAATAAAACAGACCCTAGAATTACTAGCGAAAAATTTGATAGTAAAAAATTTGTCGATGTAGATGGTGGCAAATTAATTTTAAGAAGAAAAAAGAAGTCTAGAAAAAAGAAGTCTATAAAAAAGAAGTCTAGAAAGTCAAAAAAGACTAAATCTAAAATCAACTAAAAACAAGTAACCAATTATAATAACATATATAACACAATATATGTCATTAAATATATATAATATTTTTTATTATACTTAAAATACTTAAAATACTTAAATATCTAAACTCACAATATTTTTATCGCTTCGCTGTCTGCGTTTAGATTTTGTTGGTATTTTAGCATTTGTCAAATCTCTCAAGTCTTCAATACTAATAGTGCTTGATTCGTTATTTTTTTTTTCATTAACATCGACTTGTTTAGTTTTTAAACCACTTAATAAAGACGCAATGTTTTGACTAGGAGGAGCAATTGAAGGGCCTTTCATTTCAGGTCGTGTAATACGTTGTTCATTATAAGGATTACCTTCACCATTATCAATTTCCATACCGCGAGCCGACATAATATCTGGACGATTTATTATGTTTTGCACTCTTTGACTGCGTTCAGGTAATTTAGATTCAACTGGAGGTGGAGGTGGACCGGAATTTACATTTGGTGGCATAGATGCTCCAAATCCAGGATTAGAACCATTATTTCCAAATAATCCATTCATAAATCCGCCTAATCCAGGTTTAGATTGACCCATAGTATTTACTGCTGCTTGAGTAAATTGCTTCATTAATTCAGGATTTTGACGCATAATATCATCCATACCTGGCATTGAAGATTTAAATAATGTATTTGACATATGAATCATCATTCCTGAACCAGCTAATTGAAACAATAATTTTAATTCTGGAGACATTTTTGCTTTAGATTTATATTTTTCGTGTAATTCGGCAAAAATTTCATCATATTCATCAATATTTTCATTTATTTGTTCTCCCCAACCATCAAGTTTAATATCAAAAGGATCAAATTTATTATTTAAAAACTCTAATCCGGTTATACAAGCCATTAACATTTTTCCTTGAAATTTAATAGCATTTGATTTTTCCTTTTCAGCAATAATAGTTTCATATTCTCCAATCATTTCATTTAAATTAGAATCCATATTATAACGTTTACTGAGTGAAACTCCTTTTTTCTCAAGGTCTTCTAACTTGCGTAAATATTTGAACTTTTCTTTTAATTCTTCTTCTTTTGTCAATTCAGGTTTTTCTTGTGCTTTGTCTAAATTAATAGGAACATTATTAAATTTACCATATCCATCCCAAGTTTTATTTTCATTCATATTTGCTGTTGATTTTCCTAAATTTGCTGCGTCAGTTTCATTATTTTTTGTAACTGGTTTAATATTAGAACCATTGTTTTTAGAATCACCAAATAAACCTCCAAAAATAGATTTTTTATTGGCACCAGTTGTTGATTGATTATAATTTATTTCTTTCTTATTATCCGAGTCAATAGTAGTATTTAACTTTAGTTTTTCATCAAATTGCTTTGAACTACTATTATCTGTTAAATCATTTAATTCATTTTCTAAGGTTGTAATGTCTTCAATATCTATTGATGTAGATGCTTTTTTCTCATTTATATTTTTTCCATTCATTAATAATTCAATACCGCCTCCAAAATTAGCAGATGGTTTTTTTGATATAATTTCTTCTACATCTGAATCGTTTATTTTAAATTCTGGAATTTGAAAATTATCAATATTTAAAGTTTCAGGTTCTATTTCTATAATATCCATTAAAACTATTATGATAAAAATAGAAGTTTAATTTTTAAATACTCCGCATTATATATTATATATTAATTATTAATAACAATTAATTATTAATAACAATTAATTATTAAACATTATTTTAATACATTAAAATTTTCTAAATAATAAATTCCTTGTAAAAAACAATCTGCCAAATCATCTTTTTTTGAATGTTTAATAAAAAAAGCATGTTCTGGCAACATATTTTTATGCTCTAATAATTGTTTTGTATAATAAATGCTAAGTTTCTTTCTCTCATTATACGATAATTTTTTGTCTTTATTTTCTTTAACTTCTTTAACTTCTTTAACTTCATCAATTTCGCATAAATCTTTATAACCACTTATATATTTACTTTCTTTATTAATAAATGGTTTTAATTTATTTGTTGCCGATATAAATTTAATATTATAATTATTACAATCTATAAAATATTGAGATATCATGCCCTGAATAGTTTTCATTCTATTAGCAATAGGACTTATTTGATTTTCCAAAATAATTTGGTCAATACTAGATAACTCATAATTTTTAAATAATTCGTTTAATTCATTTTTAATACTAATTCCTATGTCTATTAAATTTACATTGTTTGCGTTAACACTTTCAACGGCTTCAAAACACGTTGTATTTAAATAATCTTCTAATAATTTTATTAATGAAGCTTTATTTATAGGTTTCTCTATTTTTATTTGATATTGTTCAATAAGTTTTGAGAGATTAGCAACAGATTGTTTGTGTAATGTTTTAATATTACATGTTGGCAAACTATATTCGGTTTTTTTTGTATGATTTTTACAATAAAAAATATTGTCTTTATGAAATTTGGCTTCTTTTGAGCAACATTTTTCATTACAAGAAATTAATTTGTTACATAAATTTATAACATCCCATTTAATAATTTTAAAATCCTTAAATTCATTAGCATTATTTTTATTATGTATAGCATCACATTCTAAAATCACATATGCCAAATTTTTAATGCCTATATCTATGCTTAATATTTTCATTAATATTATATTTATTATTACAAATATTATATAATTAATTATATAATATTTATTTGTTTCTATATATTATAATAAAAGTTTATTTATTAGCAGCTAAGCATACTGAATAGTTTAATCTATAAAGATAATACCCTAATATAAAGATAAAAAAATATGATATTGCGAAAACTAGCATTTTGTAATACTTTTTATATATGGCTATTAGTCCTACAATTATTGCTAAAAATGCTAATGCCAAAGCACCCCATCCTAACACATAAAAATACATACAATGACCTTTATTTAAAGGTGTCATCAAACCATCAAAAAAATTCATAGTTTATAATATTATATAATATAATATTATAAAATATTATAAAAATAAAATTACTCATTGGCATGAATAACATACTTTGTCACATGTTTTTGCGCATCCAATTGTTGTCTAGACAAATATACATTTTTTAAATTGCTTGTTTCATATCCATATGGTTGGTCGCGTGATAAAATCGAGTTAAATATGTAAGGAGTTTTATTAGATACTAAAGGTTCAGAATTATTATTTATATTTGCTCCACATTCAAGAATGGAAACATATTGATTGTTTTCAATAATAGTGTCAGCATTTACTTGTAAATATTTTCTATAATCACTATTATTTTTAATATTTTTATTATTTTTAAAAACACTATCGTTGAGTGCCGACGAATAATAATTGCTAAATAATCTAGAATCGTCCATTAGCGGAGGAAAATTAAAGTGAATATTATTAGAACCACTATAGCAAGTTCCCCAACTCATAAAATTAATATTATATTATGTAATAATATTAATTTTTTTAATAGATTTTAAATTAAAACTTATATAAAAATATTGCTAAGTAAATTTATTTTAAAACAAATCTGTATTTAATTTATTGGGAAGTCCATGTCCAAACATTACCATATATATTAAAACAAAAGCAGCTATTACTATACTTCTATTTTCAGCAACTATGTGTCTTTGACCAAGACCATAAATCATAATAACATACAATAACACACCAATTATAATTGAATGAATTACCATTATTATACCTCGCTCCATTTTTAATATAAATAAAACAATATTATATTATGTATTGAATTTTTATTGTTTTTGTAATAATTTTACTAAATCAGACTTTTTCATTTTTTGAGCACTTTCATTATCTATTAAATTTTTTGTCACAACCAAAGTTTTTAA